CTTGAGGTCAGGGGTTCGAAACCCTTTGAGTGCAACTTGATTAAAAAGAATATTGTCTAATCACAAAATGAATAAGGACCGTCGTGCTGTCGTTATTCATGATGTGGCGTCTTTACTGTTTCTCGCACCATTCTCAGCATTATGTGTGGCTGATGTATTTTTTAGCTATAAAGTGTACCCCATGTTTCTAACACATGCTCTCACTACGTATATGTCGTATGATCTCATGTGGATAATTCTTCAGCCTAAAGTTATACACACTCTTAGATATTTAATCATACTTCATCATTTGGTGTGTCTTCTAGCTCTTCTTAGACCTCTTATGCACCCCGAAGAGGCTTTTATACTTAGTTTCGCAGGTCTAGTTGAAATTGATACATCTTTATTAACCATTCGAAGACTTACCCCTAGAGATAGTTATTTTTACCCAACGATAGACCAGATGTACCATGCATCTAATGTAATAATTCGAGCTGGTTATGAGACCTGTATGACACTGTTACTATGGGTATTATATGCACGTGAGAGTATGTATACGAAATTACACGTTCTTGGATGTCAGTATTTCATAAATATTTTCAGTTGTGGTATTTGTGCACTCACTTTTTCGAAGAGGAACCCCGCTTTGAAGGAAGTTTAGGTATTATCATTGCAATAGGCCCAACCTGTTTCGCCATATTCTGGGTAAGGAGTACCAACGGATTCACAACAAGCAAATTTATCTGAGCCGGCACCTGCGGCTGTCCAACACCCTGCAAAAGTGGGATACTGGCCGTCTACAACTTTCTCACGGAAGTTCATATTAGCTTTTCGTACCCTTTCCGCTTCCGCTGCCGCGTCGCGCTGTTCTTGTTCATATGCAGCTAACGCTGCATCACCTATAGATGATGAGCTAGGAGCCGCTGGGGCTGGAGCCGCTGGGGCTGGAGTCGCCGGGGCTGGAGTTGGGGTTGGAGCCGCCGAGGGACCTACCGAGGGACCTGCCGAGGGACCTGCCGAGGGACCTGCCGAGGGACCTGCCGAGGGACCTGCCGAGGGACCTGTAATTTCAGAGTCATCATTTTTCGTGCCACCACCAATCAATGTAGAAGCTAGACTGGAACTAATACAACACATACTGAGAAGTCCAACACCAGCTAACATTTGCGACACCATTGTATTATTATTATACTTTGAGATTTAATTTTAACATGCAAATTTGTTAGGTATGTTCCATACAGAACAGATAACCCTCACCATCAGACGGATTGGGGTAAGGAACACCGTGTTCTTCACAGCAATTGAATTTACCCATGCTACCGAAATCACCCTCAGCATCTGTCCAACATTCCGCAAAAGTTTTATATTGACCGGCTTCGGCTTTCTGACTAGTGGTCATACTGGCCTTCTCCTCCTCCACCGCTGCGGCGGCGTCTCGGGATGGCTGAGCTGCCTCATATGCAGCTAACGCTGCATCACCTATATCTGATGAGCTGGGACCCGACGGAGTAGGAGTAGGAGTAGGAGTAGGAGTAGGAGTGGGTTCGGTTGAGGGACCTGCTGAGGGACCTGCCGAGGGACCTACTGAAGGACCTATAATTTTAGAGTCATCTTCACGAGTAAATATGTATAACATAGATGATGATGAACAACATAACATCATAACTACAAAAAATATAATCCTTCGATCCATGTTTTATTATACTTTAAGATTTAATTCTAATATACGAGTAGTATGCAAATATTCGTGAAAACACTTACCGGAAAAACTATCACTCTTGAGGTTGAATCCTCCGACACTATCGATAACATTAAGGCTAAGATTCAAGATAAGGAAGGAATCCCTCCCGATCAGCAGCGACTCATCTTCGCCGGGAAGCAGCTAGAAGATGGACGCACCCTAGCTGATTATAATATTCAAAAGGAGTCTACTTTACACCTAGTTCTCAGGCTCAGAGGTGGTGGGGACAAAGAATCCAAGCCCAAGCGTAAACCTAATGCATACATGAACTTTGTCAAGAAGATACGACCCGAGGTTGTGAAAGAGAACCCAGATCTCAGTTTCACTGACATTGGTAAGAGGTTGGGTGAGATGTGGAGAGCCCTTTCAGACGACGAAAAGAAAAAATATGCAAAGTAAATGATTATGTATTAGATACAATAAAGGGAATTTGTTGGGATCGTTGTTCAGGAGATTCCACTATTTCGAAAACTATATTACCACTAATACTAATTCTTTCTTTATCACTTGTGTAAAATGGATGAACCTGATGGCATAAATCACTAGGAAAAAAACAACAATATCCATTCATTTTAGGTGACATTTGTATAACATGTTCGGTTACAGATCTTTTAATATTATTTTTATACACAAAGCTAAAGTTACCCCCTCGAGGATGACCTTTTGGATTTGAAAAAGGTAATTTAGCCTCGTCTTCATAATCATAAGGAATATCCATCCATATTACAAAAGAGAACATACCGTCGTGTTGATGTACAGGTTGAAACTCGCCTTTTTTTTGAAAGTTCACCCATAAACTCTTTAAATGTGGTTTCATTTCTGACGTGGATGTTAACACAACTTTTATATAGGCGGATTCAAGTTCTCGGTTAATAAAATTATGCATACTCGGATTATCAATCGGATTAAATAAAACGTTAAATAAGTTTTCAATAATCAAATTTTGTGGATCCTCAAGTTTGTATGAATGAGATATACTACCGGCTAGATCTTTCTTAAGGCAAACCTGCTTTTTTTTTGCTACATCAATACGTTCCCATAGATAGTCAATCATATCTTTTGGTAATTTGAACAGTTGTGCTAAAGTTTCTCTATTTAGCTGAATATGTCTATTTTCCATTTTATTATTAATAACGATATACTTTAAATAACAAATTACTTAAGGAAAACACCTGAAAGATTGATAGATGCCTCTCGGAGTCAAAAAGCTCTGTTACGATGCTCGTTTGCCTACTCGTGGTTCTGATGGTGCTGTGGGATATGATTTATATAGCTCCGAAGATGCGACTGTACCGTGTCAAGCGGGGCGAGCTTTAGTCAGTACTGGTATTGCACTCTCCATACCTGATGGTCTATATGGACGTGTAGCCCCTCGTTCTGGTCTAGCTGTGAAGCACTGCATCAATGTTGGTGCGGGTGTTATTGATCCCGATTATACCGGTGAAGTCAAGGTCGTCCTATTTAATCATGGTACGGAAGACTTTGAAATCAAGAAGGGTGATCGTATCGCTCAACTTATTTTGGAAAGGTGTGATACACCTATGATTAAGGAAATTGGTCTACTCGATGAGACACTCAGAGGTGACGGGGGTTTCGGATCTACAGGTCTTTGAAGATACTTTCTTGACAATACCATAAGTTCTCAGGTGTAGGTAAAAAAAGTATACCATGACTCATAGTCATAGATAATTTTGCTTTGTTAATGTTAGGGTAAGTATATAATATCCATCTTTCCCAGTATTCTGCTCGGAAGAAATCCTCCCAATCTTCTATAGAACTTTCTTTAACTTTCAACATTTCTCTCTGTATTTGACCCGAATCCGTTTCTATTCGCAGCTTCTTAGGAATGATAGCACCTTTCATAAGAAGTTGTGCACGCATTAGTCTTGCATCACCGTGATCTGTATAATATTGTCGATGATTATCACCGAAATCTATGGTTCTCCTACTTGGTAAGGTAACTCTCAATTTATGGGTAAATGTAGGACTGGGTTGTAAGACGACGTGCATTATAAATTAAAGATTAGAATATATAAAACGATATGTCACGCAATATCATAGATGTATATGATCGGTCTATATTTGAGATGAAAAATCTATTTACACCCGAAGAGTGTAAAGAATATATAGAGTTTTACGAAAAGCGTATGCGCAAATTTCAAGGTAGTTCGATTGATTCATCAGGTAACACAATAACGGATACTAATTTTAAAGATTCAATTGATGCACATCTTTTTGGTGATGGTAGGGGGCCAGGTCAACCCCCATGCGCACAGAGGCTATGGAACTTGTACATGGATAAATTGAAAATATGTCATTCAGAATATATGAAACATATGGCACCTCTTGACCCTACGGAGGCTCAAGCTGGTGGTCCTATAATATTAAAAAATTTCATGCTTAGAGGTCGCTCAACGACGCCACAATTACAAAGAACCGATAAAGGTCGTAATGGATTTAATTGGCATACAGATGCTTCTGGGTGTGGTGGGAAAGAGAATCGAAACCTTGCAGTGATTATATATTTAAATGATATAGATGAAGCAAATGGTGGTTCAACAGAGTTCAATTCTGGTAGAAAAGTACAACCTGAAATGGGTAAGGCTCTATTTTTTCCTGCGTCTCAATTACATATACATAGGGGTAATCCTATTTTGAATGGTCCTTCTAAATATATAATAACATGCTTCATAGAAGAATGGTCTAGAGACTCTTGGCAAACTGATATTAGACACTTGAAAGGACTTGTGATCCAGAATCCATAATAGACTTAAAAAATTGATGAAATAAGTACATATGAAGGATGACTTTATTATAGAATTTAAGAATGCATATCCCGATGAGTTATGTGATGAATTTATAAACGAATGGGTTACTCCCACATATCACCTCATGTCAGAAATGCACCCCAATCTATCCATGGATGATCACTTAAAAAATAAATCAAGTCAGGATATGTATTTTGAATTAGGAGGACATCGAGGAGTGCGCCACGGGTGCGGTGCTCATGATATATTGAATGATAAATATCAAGATATAATGAAAAACGTTAAAGAAAAATATACAGATATTCTGATTGAAAAGGGGTTAGATCGTCTTTCTCAGGTACCACCTGAAGCATATATGCTCCAAGAACAGATTAGACGATCTGTTCAATCAGGAATAGTAATGGCAAGAACTGATCCTGGTCAATATTACAACTGGCATGCGGATTATGTGTACGGACAATTATCTAGACAAAGATTGTTGACATGTATACTGTATTTAAACGATATGGATGAGGATGCGGGTGGTTGTACAGAATTTTCAAATGGTAGAGCTGTTAGACCAGAGAAGGGTAAAGTTTTAATTTTTCCCGCAACCCATGTACATATACATAGAGGCGCCCCAGTAAATAAAGGTTCTAAATATGTGGTAACAACATTCGCGAGAGAACCTCCACCTGTTTATAATGGAGGATTACCATTTATAGTTAAACCTGATAAACATTAAAGATATAAGGATATAGGGTAACATGGATGACTTTATTATAGAAATTAAGAATGCATATCCCGATGAGTTATGTGATGAATTTATACACGAATGGGTTACTCCTAAAGAACACCTCATGTCAAAATATCACCCCGATTTACCCATGGATATTCACTTAAAAATGAAATCAAGTCAGGATATACAATTTCAACTACATTCTGAAGGCAATATAGTACCCAACCCGCGCCATTTGCTATTGAATGATAAATATCAATATATAATGACAAAGGTTAAAAAAAAATATACGGATATTCTGATTGAAAATGGGTTAGATCGTCGTTCCTCGACACCACCTGAAGTATATATGCTCCAAGAACAGATTACAGATTCTATTCAATCAGGATTAGTAATGGCAAGAACTGATCCTGGTCAACATTACGACTGGCATGTGGATTCTACGTTCGGAGATTTATGTAGAGAAAGATTGTTGACATGTATACTGTATTTAAACGATATGGATGAGGATGCGGGTGGTTGTACAGAATTTTCAAATGGTAGAGTTGTTAGACCAGAGAAAGGTAAAGTTTTAATTTTTCCTGCAACCCCTCAATATGTATATAGAGGTGCCATAGTAAACAAAGGTACTAAATATGAAATAACAACATTCGCGAGAGAACCTGTTTATAACGGAGGATTACCATTTATAGTTAAACCTGATAAACATTAAAGATATAAGGATATAGGGTAACATGGATGAATTTATTATAGAAATTAAGAATGCATATCCCGACGAGTTATGTGATGAATTTTTACATGAATGGGTTAAATCAAGTCAGGATATGTATTTTGATTTTTCAACTCAGTCTCATAATAAATATCAAGATATAATGACAAAGGTTAAAAAAAAATATACGGATATTCTGATTGAAAATGGGTTAGATCGTCGTTCCTCGGCACCACCTGAAGTATATATGTTCCAAGCTCTGATTACAGATTCTATTCAAACAGGAATGGTAATGGCAAGAACTGATCCTGGTCAACATTACGACTGGCATGTGGATTCTGTGTTCGGACAATTATCTAGACAAAGATTGTTGACATGTATACTGTATTTAAACGATATGGATGAGGATGCGGGTGGTTGTACAGAATTTTCAAATGGTAGAGTTGTTAGACCAGAGAAAGGTAAAGTTTTAATTTTTCCTACAACCCCTCAATATGTATATAGAGGTGCCATAGTAAACAAAGGTACTAAATATGAAATAACAACATTCGCTAAAGAACCCGAACCTGTTTATACCAGAGGATTACCATTTATAGTTAAACCCGACCACTAGTAATAATAGACTTAAAAAATGCATGAATTAAGTACATATGAATAACGACTGTATTGTAGAATATATAAATGCATTTCCTCATGAGTTATGTGACGAGCTTATGAGTAAATGGCAACCTCCTAAATCTAATCATATGTTAGATTTTCATACTACCATACCCGTGTCTATACTTGAAAAAGTTAAGACAAGTCGTGACATAGTTTTAAACCTACAGGATCCATACCTTGAGAGATTGAATCTTAGATACCACGAAACGTTACAGAACTCTAAAGATAAATACGCGAAGTTATTACTTGAGAAAAATGAGGATAGGACTTCTTGGTCGGGTGGTAGAAATCTGTTTGAGACTACGATTACCAAATCTGCCCAAACACATGTGGTAATCTCAAGAACTGACGCTGGTGAAATGTATAATTGGCATACGGACGCGCTCGGCGACCGACTGCTGACATGTATATTGTATTTAAATGATATGGATGAGGATGCGGGTGGTTGTACAGAATTTTCAAATGGTAGAGCTGTTAGACCAGAGAAGGGTAAAGTTTTAATTTTTCCCGCAACCCCTCATTATATACATAGAGGCGCCCCAGTAAATAAAGGTTCTAAATATGTGATAACAACATTCGCGGTAGAACCTAAACTTGTGGAGCGCTTCGCTGTGCCTTTCAAGCTACCATTTATAGTTAAACCCGACCACTAGTAATAATTCTAGACACTTGACTAATTGTGGGTACAGAAACACCAATCTTCTCTTGCATGACTCTCTTGTTCAGTTCAGGTTTAACACTTGAATGTATGAATCCTGCAGCGATAGTTTTTGCGTGCCTGGACGTGAGTGCGTGGGTGATATTGTGGATAAATTTCAAAAAACGAACCCCAAAATCTTTATCACGAATATCAAGAGTTTCAACCATCGATAGGGTGTGTTTCCAAATATTTTGTTGATAAGGTGTCAGTTTCGAAACTTCGCGGTCACACTTCTCAAAATCGAGGTAGGCAGAGGGTGAGTAGTTCCAAAGACGTCCGCACCAGTGTCCCGGCGTAAAAAAAGAGGCGGCGGCGCGTTTCTTGTCCATGAGAGCCTTGGTGGTGGCGGCACGTTTCTTGTCCATGAGAGCCTTCTTCTCGGCGCGCCTCTTCTCAATCAAGTCATTACGAAATGATTTTTTTGAAATCGTTTCAAGTTTAGCAACTTTTTTTTTCAGTTTTCTACACTTCTTTTTCAACTTTTGATTCTGCAATACAAGTTCGGTGACACCAGATTTCACCTTGCGAACAGAATCAAGAGTTGGAGTTTTTGTTTTCGTTTTCACCATATTGGATGTTTTGAACTTACTTTTTCAAAATTTACATACGACTTAGGTTTGGTTTAGTTACCGAACGCAACACCTCCCATACCATCCTTGATACGAAGGATGTTATAGTTGACCGCGTACACCCGATGAAGAGAGTTACCACCCGTTGGGTTTACAAGGGTGAGTTTGGCGTTGTCGATACGACTGAAGTTTAGTGTACCTGTGGGCTGCATCTTGCTGAGGTTGATGCAGAATGGCCATGTGTAAGTGGGTAAATCCTCGAGAACATCATCGGGAAGATCTGTGCTGTGCATTTCTGGTACGACTGTGTGGTGGTACATAGCCGAAGTTTCTTCGAATAGAGCTGTACCGTTGATGTAAAGTGAGGCCTTGTCGAAAGTGAACGCCGTGTCCCAATCGGCACCCGCGGTGGTGTTACCAGAGACGAGGTGAAGAGACTTGACGGGGTGGTTGAAATAACTGATATCAATCTCAGTATCCTCCTTGGCAGCAAGTTGGTGTTGGGTTTGGGTGATCAGAATCTCATGCTGAGTATCAGTGAAGTACTTACGCTCATCTGTGTCTAAATACACATAGTTACCCCAAATCTTGGGAGATCCAACGGGTGTGTAACCGTCCCTGCACTTAATCCTTATCTCGACATCATGAAATTGTAATGCCACGAGTGGGAGGCACTTAGTGTAATCTTCACCAAAGAAGAAAGGGATCATAAAGTGATCACCACCATGGTTAGACTTCAGGGTGGCAGTCGAAGCGCACATCGAAGACTTGGCTTGACTGTCACGCATGAGGGGGTTGTGTACACCTTGTATAAAGAGTGAATCAATCTGGCTAACCTTTTGGCCACCAATATAAAGACTGAATTCTGTGGGGTTAGACGCAGTAGAAGAGAAAAGCCCGTCTGGGTTGTCTTGTACGTTAGAAACAAGCGAATCTTCAATCCAGATGTAGCTCACGAGGTCACCCTTAGAGCGGATGGGAATACTAATTTCATTGTTCGCACCAAATGTACCAATGAAATCCATGCGCTCTGGCTTCATAGCGAAGTTGGCATGACGCTTGTAATTTTGACGGAAAAAGCTGACCTGAGGATCACCCGTGATGAAAACATCCTGGGCACCCACCGAAACGAGTTCGATCAAAGCAGCAGACATTTATTAATAAATGATATTAAAATTTTGGCTCATAGTATACATATGGTAGTATTCCAAGCGTTGACATGGG